ACAGTTTTGCTATACGCATCTTGCTAACTCCTTTAGGCATGATTTAGGTGCTTTTTCTAACCCCGCTAGGGCTGTGATAGGTAGTTCTAGTCTCTCTGCGAGTTCTTGAACTAACTCTAGTTTCGTGACTGGTTTCTCACCCGTTTTGGTTAGGTATTCAGTCTTTCTATAGACTCCTTCTCTACTTAACTTACCTATAATAGATTTCACACTCTTATCTAACTCATCTGCTAGTCTTTCAACTGTTTCTCTACTTGGGTCTAGTCTGTATTGATTGGTCATCATTTCTACTTGGTCTTCAGTGTAGTTTACTGCCATAATCGATTCTCCCATTTTTTAATTAATCTTTCCACTGTATGTCTAGACATACCCCATTCTTCTGCACAAGTGAGTATTGCATCTTCTCTACCGAGTTTTGTTTCCCAGTCTAAGAACTCATACTCCATTTCATCTTCAGACATAATACTTACTCCTATTATCTGCCTCGTGTGCTTCCCACTCACGAATTAAAGCGTCTCCTCTTAGTCTTTCACCAAAATATATTACTTTTCCACTACTTAGTGTTCTCTTAATAAGTCCACCATTGTATTCAACATCTGTGACTGATTTACCTTCTGCTGTATCTTCAGGTCTGTTATCATACCACATCGAGTTTAAACTATGTGCATGCACACCTTTAACCTTTCTAGACCATTCTTCTGCTTGTATGAGTTTTCTTTGCCTCTCTACTATATCATCAAACTGTCCCATCGATATACCTCAACTCTCCTGTTTCCCAGAAGTTATACACTATTTCATCTAATACTTCTTGTGGTGATACTCCAGTATCTTTGTATGGTTCAAACCACTCGAAGTCATCATCAGAACAATCACAACCTAAACCATCTTCTAGTACTGCATTGAGGTCATTACCATCAATATAGTCCTCGTCATGAGCACAGTAGTATTCATCATCTTTATATGTCTCAAAATGGTCTACTCCAATAAAGTTTCTGAACTCATCTTCATAGGTCATTTTTGCACTTAGTTCAACATTGAACTTATTACTAGCAAACTCCAACATATTGATAACCATTGCATATGGTGTAGACCACGCACTATAACCATTCATATAACCGTGATTTTCCCATTCTTCTATATGACACCACTTTGCTCCTACATTATCACAATACCACTGGTATGACTCTTTTATATAACCATCTTCCTCATACTCTCTAACAATATTACTCATAAAAGGTTGCTCGTGAATATCTACTAGTTCTTGATACTTTATAGCAGGTTCGCCCTCATTCCAATGTGGTCTTTCGTGTTCTTCACTTTTGAACAATGTATCCCATTGTTCGTCAGTTAAACCTTCTACGCTTAAATTAAAATATACATGATTTGCCATTATAACATTCTCCCTAAAATAAATACTTGTAAAACTAATACTAGAATTGGTACTACAGTCCTTACAAGTTCCAGACTATGTTTATACTTACTCAACTCCTGCTCTAATTTGGTTTGCTTCTTTGCCATTATATATCCCCCTGCTCACGCACTTCACTTCTTACTACTTCAAAACCATTAGGATAACGCTTTTCTAACTTCCTAATGTTTTCATCCATTACTTCATCAGGTGTGAAACCTAATGCTTTACAACCCTGAACCCAATACCAAAGTACATCGCCCAGTTCTCTTTTCATGTGGAAAATCTCATCATTTGAGAACTTACTATCTGCCTGAAATACTTTCTTTTTAACTACTTCAGCAAACTCTCCACTTTCTGCCATCATACCTATCAATGCAGTCATTAGTCTTGCCATATCTATTTCTTGGTCGACTACTTCACCATCTACTGTTGAGTGATTTCCTCGTAGGTATTCTACTCTATCACACATTTTGGTAGTATCTTTACTTACTGCTGAGGTACAACTATCTACAAATCTAGCATAATCATTTATCTTACTCACGCTACACCTCCTGATATATCAGATATGAACTTCTCCATCTTTTGAATTGCTTCCATATCTTTTTTGAGTATGAGTTCATCATCTCTTACTATATTGCCGTCCTCTAACTCTATCCACATATGTTTACAGTTTCTTGTTGGTGACTCCCAATGTGGAAACTTACGTTTAGTGTCTAAAGGGTAGTTAATGGACTTTATCTTACTACCATTTGCTTCCATGCCTACTGCATAGTGTCTATTATATTTATTTGCCAATGTCTTTCACTTCTCCTTTAGGTATCACTTGATATGCACCCTTGTTATAAGCAATCGATACCGTGTACTGCTTACTGATGTCTGCTTTGAATGAGTTATCCTTAGGCACAGTATATTCTCCAACTGCTGCACTTGGATATGTTTTCTCATCACTTTTAAACTGTTTGTTTGCGACTTTATTAAAATTAGGTGTCGCTTTTTTACTTGTATAAAGGTGTTTTACCTTTCTTTTACGACCAAATTGGTCATACATCATACTACCTTTTTTCACTATCTTCTCCTAAATTGATGTTCACACCGTAGAGTATACCTAATCTATGTAGCATTTGCTCATACTCAAAGGTCAACTCTACTATGTGACTGTTTATTGCTTCCAAGTCGTCTAAACACAACTTGATTTCTTCCTCATGCCTCTGCAGTTCCTCTTTGAGGTTGTCTGCTTCGGTCTTTGTTGGGAAAGGAATTACTTTACCCACGCCAGTCGTCCTTGTTATTAAAGTACATATATACTAAGAACATTGCGACTAGAATTAATACTGTTAAGTCCATATCGCCCCCACTAGCATTATAATTAATGCTGTATAACCGAACAGTAGTAGGAACCAATCTACAGAGTCAGAACTATCGAAGGGTTCCCAAATTGCATCAAGTAATTTCCTCATCTCCCCTGTCCTCTGTATTTTTTGAACGAACGCTTCTTGTTTTTGTTCATATTTAAACTAATTCTTCTATGTGAGTCACCTTGTGAAGTTTTCTTCACTATGCTTACGTGTGCTGCTTTGCCTCCCCACTTCATGACTGCACCTCAGGACTTACCCACTCTATTTTGATACCTCTGCGGACTAGTTCGTTTAGACACTTCTGTCTCACTTTAGGTTTCATGTTTGAACCTCTGTCGTTGATGTACTCAAACAACTCTTGTTTTGGTGTGTTTTTGAGGTAAAAGTGTTCCACAGGTAATTTACTTGCTGGAACTCCTCTGATATATTTTTTTGCACTTGCTTTAAACTTTGCTGGCATAATGTACTCCTGTATTGTATTGTTAAACTTGGGGCAGTCCACAACTCTGCCGTGCACGTTCTGGCGTGACCACCACACTCATTCAGTTAGGAAAATGTGGTTTCCTTTTCTTTTCATACATATATTATACTGGATTTTAACTGACTTGTCAAGAACTATTTTTAAATAGGTAGAAAAGTTTGATGTTAACTTTTGTAAGACAAAAAAATGGGAAGTAATTGTTGGCGTTGCCCAAACTTACTTCCCATCCAAAGTTTTTGTTTTTTAAAGTGGTCGTGTTGGAATTACTCACGAACCTGTCCACTGTGTAGCTAGAGGCGAAGGATATTACGAACTTCAATCTACGACTTTCGTCTATGGTATACTGCTCATTTCGCAACGCTTATCTACTGTGTAGTATCATAGTTGAACACTGTTTGTTGATATCGGTCTATTATCTACTACTTGGTTGCTCTATTTTAAAGTCTTTGAGATTGACTTAGTGTCGACTTATCGAGTGCGAACTTCTTCAGTATATCTACTGGTTGACAGAGCGACTGCCGTTCTCGTTCCAATCTCTTTCCTACTTAAAGGTTGCGACAAAATCGTGTCATACTGCCCCTCGTCCCGCAGTATGAGATGGTTGCCTCTGTCGTGTTTCGCATCGAAATACTACTACAACTTGCTCCCTTACTCTCACTCGATACTATGCTCACATTACTTGATGGCGTGGGACTTGCCCTACTACTCGCACACTGAGTATCTTTGTTGCTTACTTTGACAGGTAAACCATGAATCGCTGTAAGACTATACTTAGTTCGTCTTTCCACTATGCTACTCGCAGGTTCTGATGTTGCTGTTTCACTCACATAGTGTGGTATTAAAACGGGTTTGCTGCTTTGTGGAAGTTCTCGGACAGATTATAAGCAATGCTTCCTCTGTAATTCTGAACAACTCACAGGCGTGGTTTCCTCACTCCACCTGATTGTTTAGTCGTAATCTGGCGTCAATCACTGTTGCACTTTACTGTTTTACTTGTGTAGATGCAACTCAATCCTCAAGATTTTATACTTTCGATAAAGTGCCGAAGTTTCGTGTCGTGTCCTGCCTTATTGCCTTAATCTACTCCAAGCAAAATGTTGGAGAGTATGGACTTATTGCAGTTTCCTTTTCCCACTTTTTAACGCATCAGTTCATGCGACTATGTTTCACTCCTTGCTGCGGAAGGTATCTCACATAGTGAGTATCAAAAGCGGACATTTTCTCGGATAACGCTAATCTCAAAATGTCTAAAGAGCATACGGCAGTCTTTTACGAGTCGCCACTCAGGGTAGAAAACAACTCTCGCTTATTTTTTCGCTACCACTTCTCTGAGAGTCTCTATGGGTCACTGCTGAAACATTAATTTTTACGATTTAATGTTGTTTTCTTTGTTTCTGAATATATATTATATCCACTTTTTGTCCTTTTGTCAAGAAAAATATTGATTTTTTTCTCGAAAGGTGGTCTGGGCAAGCAGTTTAATTTTAAGTGTTGCTACCAAGTAATTGGTCTGTTATCACTTCCTGCTGCCCAGTCCTAGCGTGTTCGGAGGTTCTGCGTTGCTTTCCCACTCAGTATGTCGGTGGTTCTGTTAGTTGCTTTCCACTCTCGGTTTTGCTTTCTCTTTCTCTCAAAAGATACATATATTATACCGACTTTGAGAGGGTTTGTCAATAGAAACATTACTGTTTTTACTGAAACTTTACTTTGAACAGGGGGTGTAATTGACCCACCAAAGGCGAGGGGTGAGGGAGTCGAACCCCCGACTGTCGCTGAAGTACCTTATCAGCGCCGTGCTTCCGTAGACACCTACCCCTCTGAACCAACCCTGTTCAAAGTAGATTACTTAGGGTAATCAATCCTTGACACTTACTGTGAGATTGCGTCAACTAATCTTTGTAGGTCTTGCTTGCCTGCTTTGACTAAAGTCGGAACTTCAATTCCAAAGTGGTCAGCAATTTGAGCAACTAATTCTGCTTTTGCCACTACTGGTTCGCCAGATTTGGTTGTTCTAGGTTGTGCTACATACACTCCCTCTCTGCTTAGTTTAGCAATGATACTTCTAGTAGTCTTGCCGAACTGTTCTGCTAGTGCATCTACAGTATCTCTACTTGGATTTTCTGTGTATGCTTCAGTCATTTGATTGACCATTTCTTCTGTGTAATTTTTTGCGTTTGCCATATCGTTTATATTCTCCCAATTATTTATAAGTCTATTATAGTAAATATTTTCACACTTGTCAAGGATTTTCTGAAAAAAGTTTGATTTTTTGTTTTTCATTTTCTTTCCCTCTCAAAATATACATATATTATACGCGCTTTGTATTCCCTTGTCAATAGAAA